AGGAGTATATGAAAACATCCGTTGAGGATGTCTTAACTTTGCTCAAGCATTTCCAGGAGGAAAGGCAACGCAAAGCTAAACAAGACACCAATGGCTGATAAAATATCGGTAAGTTACGATGCGAATGTAGATGACCTCAATAGGAAGCTTGACGCGCTGATTGCAAAGAATCAGCAACTTTCCAATGCGGCCAATGCGGCTCAAAAAGCGATGTCGGGCCTTGGCTCAAGTGTTAATGCCACAAATGGAGGACTTAATCAGTCCACCACTATCATAAATAATTACAACAACTCTGTCAATACCACCAACAACAATGTAAACAGATTGGGTGACTCTCTGCGTAAAACCCAAAAAGAGGTTTATGCGTTTGAGGGGCTTCTAACCAGAGTTGCGTCAAGAATGGCCGCTGTTTTTGCCGTTGACCAAGTAATTCAGTTTGGTAAATCTATCGTTGATGTAACCAGAAAAACCGAGTTGATGCAGAACAGGCTCAACTTTGTTTTTCAAAACGCAGCAAGTGGAGAGGCAGCATTTAACCGACTTTTTGAGGTAGCCCAAAAACTCGGCATTGGATTCCAAGAGTTGAGCGAAGGGTTTGTTTCCTTTGGTATTGCGTCACGAGCAGCGGGGTTTTCGGCCAAAACGACCGAGGATATTTTCGTTCGTGTTGCAACGGCCCTACGAGCAGCGGGTGCGGGTTCGCTTCAAACCCAACGAGCCTTCTATGCCCTGCAACAAATGCTCTCCAAGGGCGTGGTTGCTGCGGAAGAATTGCGTAGGCAGTTAGGTGAAGCGTTGCCGGGCGCATCGGACTTAATGACCAAGGCATACAACCGCCTTCACCCTGCCCAACAAGTCACCAACCTTGGATTCACGAAGCTGCTTGAAAACGGAAAAATTATATCAAGAGAAATACTGCCTGAATTTTCAAGAGTTTTGGAAGAGGAGTTTGCCCCTGCCCTTGCGGGAAAAGCCGGGTCTTTGGATGCAACCCTTACAAGGGCTTCAAATGCTTGGGATAGATTTAAGCTGAATATCGGCCAAACCAATTTCCAAAACATTTCTTCGGGATTCAAGTGGCTTGAAGAAAGGCTTACGAATATTAATACCATCCTTCAAAACTCTGAGGGTTTTTGGCAATCTTATTACAAAATTGTAAACGAGGTAGCTTACGGTTCGGGCCTTTTCACCGTAAGTATTACGGATTGGTGGAAAGGGATAATGGCTGACGAGAAAGAGGTTGCCGCATTAAATCAAAAGGCTTTTGAAAGGGGTTCTCTTCAATATGCCGAAGGAATACAAAATAGGAAAGAGCTTGCGAAGATGACCAAGCAAGAAACTCAGGACAGGATGAAGGCTCTGAAATCAGAGATAGACGCGAAGACCGAAATAGCAGCAACCGATGAGGCTGAGGCAAAAAGACAAAGACAAAGGCTCAGAGGATATGGTATGCTGATTGAGCAAATGCAGGTCTTTGCCGAAAAAGAAAACGAGGAGTCTCAAAAAAGAACTGAAGCAGACAATAGTGCCAAAGACGCTATCAAGGCAAGAGAGGAGGCTTTGGCAAAGGAGAACCTTGAACTTGAAAGGCTATCCGAGAACAGCGTTGAATACCAAAAACAGCTTAAAAGGGTTTACTTCGCAACAAAAAACCTTGAGGAATTAAAGCTTGCGGGTTCACCGCAGGCATTTGCTCTTGCGGCATTTAAACTTGACCAAAAGATACAAGAGGTTGACAAAAGGCTCGGAGGCTTTGACCCCAATGTTCCCGAAACTATTGTAGAGCCAGAAGTCACCCTTGAGCCTATGAAAAGGCTTAACGAAGAAATCAAAGACCTCACGAAGCAGCAGTTGGAAGACCGCGCTGCTGCCATTCAAACCGAGATTCAATTACACGCCGAAGGAACGGACAGAAGGCTTGAACTTGAGAAGGCGTTGGTGATGGCGAAGGCCAATCTTGCCGCTAAGGAGGCCGAGATTCAAGGCAAATCGGTCAAAGAGATTGAGGCCATCTTTGCTCAAGCCAACATTAAGATGGGAGAGCTTGACCAAAAACATAACGATGGCAAGAAGAAGGAGGCCGAGGATTACGCCGAGTTTTACAAGCGACTGCAAGACGGCCTGGATGGGTATGAGGGAAATTCCTTGGATAAGCGACTGAAGGCCATTCGTGAATACTATGGAAAATTAATTGCCGAAGCGAAGGTCTATGGCAGGACTAAAGAAGAGATTGATGCTCTTGGAGCAAAGCGTGACCAAGCCTTGTTTGAGGAGAACCTAAAAGAGGTTGGCAGATTCGTTAATGTAGCCAGCGATTTATACAACCAATTCACTCAGATTCAAGAGATGGAGTTTAATAACCAAAAGACTGCTCTTGACAACAAGCTTGCCCAAGGATTGATTTCAGAGGAGCAATACAACGCAGAAGTCACGAGGATTGAAAAGAAAAGGTTTGAGCAAAACAAAGAGTCTCAAAAAGTAAATGTCTTAATCAATACCGCATCGGCCATCATCCGTGCATTTAGCGACCTTGGCCCTGTTGGTGGAGCTATTGCTGCTGCCGTCATTGGTCAATTAGCTATACAACAATTAGCCGCAATTAGTTCAAGCCAATTCCCGCAAGGATTCAAGGATGGGGTTATTGACTTAAATGGGCCAGGCACCGGCACATCCGACAGCATCCCAGCTATGCTTTCAAGAGGAGAGTCCGTGATGACCGCAAGAGAAACTTCCGAATACAAACCCGTGCTTCAAGCCATTCGGGACAATAATTTTGAAAGTTTTATCGCTAAGAGGTATATTAATGCGATGGATGGGCATAGCAAATCGCAGAACCAAGGTAATTCCTTTGCGGAAAACATATTGAACTCGTTTGATATGCAATCCGCAGAAATCATAAACGCTATTGGGAAGAACAAAAGGGTAAAGATTGACAATGTGAAAGAGCTTGCCAGCGCAATTTTTCCAAACTCTATCAGAGGCAGAGTTGTAAACAAAAAGATGAAGTAATGGCTGAGTTTAAATTTTACCTAAATGGCACAGAGGTTGAGGAGCCAATGAATTGGATGGACTCAAAGTTTGAGTACCGAAGAGACCCAGACCTTCCTGGCCTTATCACAACTTTTGTTGCCGATGTTGAATTTTATGGCAATGCGTATGAATTAATAAAGCAGGAATTTGAAGACGGAAATGGTTGTGGTGAGATTTTGGTAAAGATTGAAGAGCTATGCACAAACGGAATTAATCGGGAAGGCATCATCTTCTTGTCCGAAATAGACCTTGACCTTTATCGTTGCGTTGCTAAATGCAACATTGAGGACAATACCATATACGGAAAGTTGAGTAGGTTAAAGGATGCGAATATTCAAGTTAATTGCGAGAAAACCGTTAATGGGGAGATTCTTGCGCCAATAAGCGACTTCCCAATGCCTTTTAGAACGGTTGGAAGCACATTGACTCCAGCAATGGCCGGCGCATTAAATCCCGCTTTTGCTAAAATGTTTAGGTCATTTAGGGTTGCCGAGGTAATGCAGCAAATGCTTAATTACCTAACGGACAACGGTGCCACAATAGTTTCCGATTTTTTAGGTATAGGGCCAGGGATAAACATTGGTACAACGGCAAAATTTTACACCGAAAAAATATGCGGTATGATATTGGGCTGGGTAGGTAATCTTGTTGTTCCTGGAGGAGACACCGTTGTTCAAGCCGTAACATCTTGGACGGATATATATGGCAATCCGCAATCCGTAACAACAAACCTTGCAGGGCCGTTAGATAGCAACAATGTCGGAAACCAAATAATAATCGCCGTTCAATGGGACGGAACCGTGCCTGGGAAAGAAATAGACTTGGTGCAAGGGGTAAATCCAAGAATAGTTGAAGGATTGAATGTCGGAAACGCTGATGCCACCTATAATGGGCAAACAATGCTTCGGTTTCGTTTTTTTCACAATACTGATGTGTCCATTAAAATAACCAGCTTTCCTTCAAACACGCTTTTATATACGGCTCAAGACTATTACCAAATAGCAGGAAGAAAGCTTGAAGCGGTTGTTGGAGGCACAACGGTTGATGTCAATGGAAAATACGGAGGGACTAATTTGTATATAAATTACGGAGGGGCATTTCAGCCCTCTCCATCCGTTCCTCCACAAGGCGATTCACCAAGGAGCAATTCGCTTTATATGAGCTTTCAAGAGCTGTATGGGTCTGTTGCTTCCTTGTATAATCTAAGTATGTACCCGTATTTTCAAAATGGAACGCAATATGTGCGCATAGAACAAGAAGACTATTTCTTTCCTACAACTCCAACAATTCAAATAGACGATGTAAGGCTCGTATCAAAAAAGAAGGACAATGAGTTTTCTATATCAAAGCTGAATTACTCTCAAACGAATGAAAATACTTGGGCGTATTTGCAGTCCGAAGTTTCTTACATCTCTAATGACTGTACCGATAACGATGCTACCATAAACACCTCTTTGGGATTCCCTCAAGGGGGATTCTCTATTGATGTTGAGTTAATTAACACGGAAACTATTTATATGGTGGATTGGGGAGGGTTTGTCTCTCTTGACCCGAATCAGCAACAGCGTCTTTGGAGCGCATTTACCATACCGGCACCATTGCCGCCAAACGAATATCTTGGCAGCGTTTCTTATGTGTGTGAGTTTAACTCTTTAACAGGTCCTCCGTTTTTCGGTAGATTCTTAATCCATACAGGCTCTGCCGTGCATCCGCTTGTTGCGAGAAACTATATCCTTAGAACATCTAATGGCCTAAAGATTGCAGGGAACACGATTGACAATGTATCATCTTTGCATATCAAGTACCTTTACAACATTGAAGTACCCCTTACAAGAGAAAGTTTGAGTATTATATTGGCCGACCCATCCTCTCCTATTGTATTTAACGGAATTACGGGATGGATATTAAATATGTCTCACGATATTAAAACAGGAATGACAACCTTTGAACTTCTGACCGAATGATTACACCAAATCAACCAATGGTATGCGTTCCATCGTCTTCAACGCAGAATGTCGCTCCGTATGACGCATTGACCAATGCCAACTATTACGACATTGAGGGTTCGGCGGCATTCCTGGCTGACTCAAAGCTTACCTTTTGGGGTGGCCGTAGCGGTGCGAGTGTTTGGAGTATCTATACAAGTCGGGCCGTTAGCGATGGGGCTATACCGCTGACCGACCCCTATTATAGTTTTTTTCAGCAGACCCCTTGGGAGCGATACAATTCAAGGGCAACTCAGGATGGGGGACTTACACCAAGCCTCCTTGACTTTACGGAGGCTTGCACTCAAAGCTCAAAGAGCGATTTTTATGAAATATCTGGCCTTGAGGACATCTCTTGCGAGGCGGTCATTTACAACGAGTTCCTATCCCTTGTTGATGCCCCCAACGCCACAGTTTTTGTGGATTTCGGCATACGAAATGCGTGCGACTATGGCATTGTGCGGTTTAATGTGTCCAATTTTTCCTACAATAGCAAGTCCATTACCTACGGGGCCGCTATTGCTCAGGGTCTAAGCACGGTGAACATAACGGGCAATGGCTCGTATTCCCTGCCCGTTATTTTGAATCCCCTTGGGGCCACTTCATCGTTGTCTCCGAACGGATCCACCAACTTCTTCATTCAGTCCCTTGGCCCGGAGCCGTATGTCCGTTTTGACATTGATGATATTGAGGTCTTTTGTTTCACGCCCGATGAGTTGAATTGCGACTCTTGCAAGACGGGGGAATACCAACAACCCGTTCTCCTTGAGGCCATAGACTATTGGGCCGAGATGAACACGAGGGCCGATAGCCAAAACGCTATCCCTGCGCTAACCGTTGTCCCTTATGGCCCTTGCGAGGGCTTGTTTAAGGCGAGAATGGAAAGCCTTATGCTTGGCCAGGACGATTACAAGGCTGAATTGTTGAGCTTCCAAGTGGATGACCCTTTCTGCGGGCAATACGTTTTCAACTCCGACTTTGAACTCCTTACGAGTACAACCAATTCATTTGTTCCCTATGCTATTGGTTTCACGCCACTTACAAGATATGTTGCAAATGGATGGAATACTGCTTTTTGTGCGTTTTCTTTCAGCGGTGCGACAGACAATAAGGCAACATTCAGCTATGCTTGGTCTCTGTTTAGTGATATACCCGCTAATTTCTTAGATGCGTTCTCACAAATCCTTCAGACAAGTGCGGCAATAATGAATCAGCCAAATACCGTTTATCGGATTTCGCTGACTGTTGAGCCGTACGCAGGTCAGTTTGCGTCCAATGGCATTGGTGTTTTTGCTGTTGATGGCACAAACTTTGGGATTAATTTAGGGACAATCCTTGAGCCTGGAGACCATTCGTTCTACTATCGGACAACATCCTCTTGGAATACTTTTGCCAAGTTGAGCATCCAAGGCTTGCCGACCCCTGGATTTTCGTACACCATTTCCAATGTGTCCGTGTCAAGGCTTACCGCCTACACGCCCGTTCTTATCCCGACCGTTAGGCTGAACCTTTCTTCGGTATTCAAGACGGTGGTGGATAGCGTGAGGATGTCGCAGGACTTTTCGGGTGTTGGGCCTTTCTATCCCATCATAGCGAATGCTCTTTACGAGTATTTCCACTTTGAAACCCGAAGGGCCGATTTGAATTACGACCCACAGCAATGCTTTCGGATTTTGATTACGAAGGACTATTGCTTTGATGCGGATGATTCAAGCCTTGCCAATGAATCGCTTGATTTCTGCATCACCGAGCCGTACAAGTGGATAACAGACCCCTGCAACACGCTGAGGATTGGTGCCGGTCAGGAAACCTCCGCAAATAAGCAGGCGTGTGCTTTTGGCTTCACCTACCCAACCGTTTCCGAGGACCTGGGCGTTACCGAGTGGTTGCACCTTACGAGGGTCTATGGCGAACTGAGGAACCCACAATACGATGGCGAAACGCTAACCTATCAAGATAGCCGTGGTAGGAAAAGAGTCGTGTATGCGGAGAGCCGTGAGTTTATGGAGATGGTCGTGAACTTCTCTCCCAAGTGGGTTCACAACTTTATGCGATTGGCTTGCAGGCACGATTTCTTCTATGTCAACGATGGCAATTCGGATGCCTATTACTTCACGAGGTCGGAGACTTACTCCCCTACTTGGATTCGCACGAGGCTTGTGGCCCCTGCGATGTTGGAGATTGAGGTTAAGGAGCAAGACCTCCGCAAGGAACTTTGTTGTGTTGGGTTTACGGGTCAAGACTTTGGCGAAGACGAAAGGGAGATTTTGCCATACAATCCTTACGGAACTTATGGCCCTCCTGTTCCGGGCGAGCCTACCGAGCCAAGCGAAGGCGTGTTTGATGAGTCGTTTGATTTTACATTTGAATGATTATCTTTGCAATTACATCGTGCGTTGTGGCCTGTCTGCCAATAAATGACGAGATTGAAATCCTTTAATTTTTAACAAAATGGCTTATTTAGAATACGGCTGTTCCGCTTTGCCAGACCACGAACTCGTACTTTGTGGGGACTACAAGCGTGGCGGTATCTCTGCGATTGGTATTCTTGAGGAGGACGCATTTGGCTCTGGGGGAACTTTTGCAACGGACGCTGACTTCGGCGTTGCGGCAAAATACACCGCCGCTCTCGCTGCTGGAGACCTCAAAATTATCAAGAATGTTCGTGGAACGGTACCCGATGCCTCCCCCGTTGACGTTGACAACCCCGTTGGTTGCGGCCCTCAAAGCCTTTTAGCGGGCTTTGACTTTACCGCTACCTGGATGGATGCCAACACAACCGATGGAACCATTGCCTTTTATAGCGCACTCAACAAGCGTGTAACGGGTTTGATTCTGTACCTGTGTGGTTCCAATGAGGTGATGTTCATCACCCAGCCCGTGAATTATGTGTGCCTGCCGGTTAATGTCCCCGCTTCCAACAAGGAGCTTCAGATGTTCAACTGTACGGCCCGTGCTTCGCTCGGCCCAGACCAATTACCCAAGAAAATCACTGCGCCTTCCAACGCAGACGCTATCTTCGGAGTTTAAGTTTCGGTTTGGTTTTTTTGAATCCTCGGCCTTTGGTCGGGGATTTTTTTTATCTTTGCACAGATGAGTGAAAAAACCACAGGGATAGTGATTATGGCTTTTGGAAAGTCAGCCTATCACGAAATGGCCTACAACTTTGCAATATCGGTGAAGGCTTTTGACAGAGACCTCCCCATTCAGTTGATATGCGACAAAAGAAATATGTTGATTCCCCACAATTATTGGGTCTTTGACATTATCACCATCATTGAGCAAGATGACTTGTATTCGGGCTATGGTTTCAGCCCAGGCAGAGCCAAGACGAGGATGGACAAGTATATGGCCTTTGACAACAACCTATACTTTGACACGGATGGCGTTGCGCTCAAATCCTTGCAACCGCTGATTGATATGCTCCTTGCGTTGCCAGAGAGCGGATATTTCTATTCCCAGGTAACATCTTGGGATGATCCAAAGGGAGGAACGCCCAAGGGCAACCTAAAAAGGGACGGAGCCGATTTCCCTGCGATGCAATGGGCCACCCTTGATACCATTTGGGAGTTCCACAAGCTTGACGATGATGCCGAGGTTGTGGCCATAAACAGTTCGTTTATGTTCCTTCGCAAGGGGGAGAAACTCACGGAGTTCTTTGAGCAAGTAAGGGACAACATTGACAACGGCATCCCCATAGACAAGCTTAAAATGCCTTGGGGAGGCACTTACCCCGATGAGCTTGCCTTCAACATCGCCTGCGCCCAATACAAGATTGACCCCTTTTGTGGCGAGAATCCCGTTTACTTCCAATACCGAAACGCTTTATCGCCCAAGATTATTCCTTGGATGATGGAGAACTATTATGTCTTGGGATTATTTGGTGGCCCTGGGTTCTCCCACGATTCTGCCT